GGTCTCGTACAGTCAAAGAAGTAATCGGGCGTATCTTTCCGCGCTCATGCAATTCAAACTCCTGGGTGGGACCGTTGACCAGCGTTCGATTCCTCAAGTTGTCCTGTATAGAGAACAACTCGGTGAGATAATCGAACATGAAATGCTGAGTCGAAGGCTTCCATTTTGAAGTGTTGACCGCTTTCAGATAGCCCGAATACAGGTTGTTGGCGTCCGTGATAACAGATTCGCAATGCGTCAAATTATTCACCGTTATAACAATACTTACCGTAGTAAATTGTTTCAGGCTTTAGTATTTATCCCACTTGCAAGGGAATGGACAGTCCCTCCTTCCTTATCAGTAGTAGCTGAAAGGAATCCGGGCGCACGCCATTGACATTGCCAGCATTGTTGTAGTTCGCATTGCCATTGTTGTTCACATTGGCGAAATTCGTCGCAGAAACGACACAGTTAGGGGCTGCCCAGGAATCGCTTGCAAAATCGGTTATCACTTTTGCGCCAACGTTTTATCAAATCGATTTCTCGATTGATAGCATT